AAACAAGCATCGACAAAGAAACCCCAGATTGCATGAGATCTTATATTGAAATTCGTTATCAGGAACTCTCTTATATTCTGATTACTCTTATCGAACTGCTAAAAATTTTTATTGTTACAAAAAAATCCCCAGGAAAAAAATTCCCAGGGATTTGATTGTATTGGAGGTTTTATCAGATTGGCTTGACACCAGGGAAGCCGTTTGGATAAGGCTTCAGCTTATCTAAGGCTTTTCTAGTCTTATTGAGATCATCTGCCATACCATAAGAACCTCTTCTCTGGTCATCAACGGCGGCGGCAGCTCTTTGTGCAAGAGCGGACTGTTCGACAATCTCTTTGATCTTATCATCAGACATGACTAGCATGATCTTGTCAGCTGTTTCGACATCACTTGCTAAACCTTCTGAGATAAGATAATCAAGAACAATGTCATAAGCCTCAGTTTTGCAGTCAGGTACTTCACGACCATTCTTCATTTTTGTACCCTTAGCAACTTTGCCGGGCCAACACTTACTTGCGCCGACGTTCTTGCGAGCCTGCTTAAGACCTTCTTGCAGCTCAACGCCTTCTACTTTCAGAGTCTTTGGATATCCTTCTTCACCAGGCTTTGCGGGAGCTTCACCACGCTTTCTCTTAGCATGGATGTTATCCCATAAGCCTCTCTTCTCGTCCAGCTCTTCTGTATTTTCTTCAACAGTTTCTTCCGCAGCCTCTTTCTCATCTACAGCGTACATCTTAGAGTACGTGTCTAATAACGTTCTGAGTGTTGGATCGTCCATGCGTATCTTATAGTTCTTATAAAATTATTTAGGGAAATCCGTCGTTAAGCTCATTCTTGACACGGATAAATAACTCTGTTAGAATCAATTCGTAAACCCTTGACTAATTTATGGCAAAAGGATTTAGTGTAACGGCGGCGGAACCGCCTAAGTCTCAAGATGAATTTGATCTTGAAGCAACAAAAGAAATGATTAAAGGTAAGTCTCTGGTTTTCTGCTTGCCTGGTCGCGGATGTTCATATACCTTTCTGAAGAACTTTGTACAGATGTGCTTTGATCTGGTGCAGATGGGTGTTAGCATCCAGATCTCACAAGATTATAGCTCCATGGTAAACTTTGCCCGTTGCAAGTGTCTCGGCGCAAACGTTCTTCGTGGGCCTAAGCAGGTTCCTTGGGATGGTAAACTGCAGTATGATTATCAGCTTTGGATCGATAACGACATCGTATTCAACACTGAAGGTCTGCTGCGTCTGTTTGCAATGGATAAGGACATTGCTGCAGGTTGGTATGCCACGGAAGATGGTCACACAACCTCCGTTGCTCATTGGCTGTCTGAAGAGGAATTTAAGAAGAATCGCGGTGTCATGAACCATGAGACCGTGGAATCTATGAGCAAGCGTAAGAAGCCTTTCACCGTTGACTATACTGGTTTTGGTTGGGTTTTGATCAAGAAAGGTGTGTTTGAATCGCTCACCTATCCTTGGTTTGCTCCTCAAATGCAAGTCTTTGAATCTGGTGAGGTTCAAGATATGTGTGGTGAAGACGTTTCATTCTGTCTTGATGCCATCAAAGCTGGCTTTGAGATTTGGTGCAACCCCCTCATTCGCGTAGGACATGAAAAAACCCGAGTCATCTGATCGCTTTGCGATTTTTATCAAAGATGAATTACATGCCGATGATCTTCATTATGAAGACATGGGCAATATGCTACTCGATCTGGCTCAAGATTACTATGAGAATGGAGAGCCAGATCCTAAAGACGTACATGTGAAACTTAAATTAGGAGATACTTATGGCGAAGCGCCCATCACTAACCAATAAAGTTCTTATTGAAAGTAAGCCCAAGAAGTCCCGTCAGGGGGCTGGAAAGCATACGAAGTATGCAGCAAGTTCACGAAACGGCGCTAGAAAGCGTTATAGAGGACAAGGATGAATCAAAAGGAAGCGCATATAAGGAACTGGATCAAAGAAGTCTCTAAGCTTAGACCTGAATTGTCTAATTTTGCGATCTGTCCCTTTGCTTCCACCGCAAATTTTAAGATTGTAGAGTGTAGTATTGACGATATCGAGCCCCTTGATGGGTTCGATGTCGTTATTTTTATTGTTGAAGACGATCTAACAGAAAAAGACATCGATCAATGGGTCGATATATACAATAAAGTCTACAAGACTTGGGATTTTTTCAAGGATTGTGGCTCTTATAGCACCTATATTAGTGGTATTCAGACCAATAATGGGCTTTATAACCTCATTTTGGCTCAACCAAATGAAAAATTAAAGATATTTAGAGAAAAATTAGCCCAAACTGAGTATTATGATCACTGGGATGATGCATATTTGCAAGAAATCCTCGGTGATGACTATGAAATGGTGAAAAACTCGGGATAGAAACCCCGCTAAAAGTTCTAAAAGACTTTTATGGAGGTAACATGGGACACCCAAATCACTTAGATGGCTCTGTTGATAAGAGCGAAGACTTCGTTAAGAGTGGAATGACACTCATCACTGAGGTTGAATCCGAAAAATGGCTCAATAAGGCAAGAACCATCAAGCAAAAAGAAGAATTATACTCAATTCCCGAAGATAGACTTAGCCGTCAATGTGGCGGATCTGGTGGTTTTGATGATTTTGTAGAATGGTGGGCAGAATAGGCTATAAATAATCAAAAGTCTGTCTATATCAATGTCAGTAACCATCTCCAGGGCTTTTAGGGATATTAGTTTATCCTTTAAAAAGCATCCTATTACAAGAGATTTAGTTCTACTCAGAAATGAGAATGCAATTAAAAACGCTGTTATGAATCTTGTTAGGACTTCGATTGGTGAGAGGTTCTTTAATAATCGTATTGGTACGGAAGTTGAGTCCTCATACTTTGAGCTACAGACACCTGAACTTCGTATTCAACTTGAAAACGAGATTACATCAACTCTAAACAATAATGAACCAAGAATAAGACTCAGAAATGTTACTGTGTCTTTTCCTACTGATAGTAATGAATTAGAAGTTGGTGTGGTTTACGATATTATTGGACTATCACTTCCTGTACAGGATATCACGTTTATCCTACAACCAACAAGGGTATAATGGCGTTTACTCAATTTACGAATCTAGATTTCGATCAAATTAAAACATCCATTAAGGATTATATCAGATCTAACAGTGAATTCACTGATTACGATTTTGAAGGATCAAACCTTTCGATTCTGATTGATACCCTTGCGTATAATACTTATATTACTGCATACAATACTAATGCAGTTGTTAATGAAGTTTTTCTTGATAGTGCAGTTCTAAGACAAAATGTTGTCTCACTTGCAAGAAATATTGGTTATGTACCCCAGTCTAAAAAGGCTGCCAGGGCTGTTGTTACCGTTTTGGCTGGTGTACCTGCCACTGGAATTTCAAGCAGCACCCCGACGCTTACACTAAAGGCTGGTGTCGTTGCTACAGGCACTGCTAACGACTTAAACTACTCATTCTGTGTTCCTGAGGACATTACAACTTCAGTCAGTGATGGTTATGCTAATTTTAGAAATATCAGCATTTATGAAGGTTCATTTGTAAAATCTACATTCACAGTTGACAATTCACAACCAGATCAAAAGTTTATTCTTCCTAACCCAGGTGTCGATCTTTCAACATTAGTTGTTAAGGTAAGACCATCTGAAGGAGATGAAGTATCAGAAGAATATGAAAAGATTGATAATATTGTAGGTTTAACAACAGTATCTAAGAAATACCTCGTTCAAGAAGTTTCTGGTGAGAAATATGAATTAGTTTTTGGTGATGGTATTATCGGAAAGAAACTTGATAATAATAATTTCATCGAAGCCACTTACATTGTAACCAATGGAAAAGAAGCTAACGGTGTTACTAATTTATCTTTTAATGGAGTTATCCTTGACAATACTAACACTTTCATACCTCAAACAAACCTCAGTATCACAACAGTAGAATCTGCTGCTGATGGTGCAGAGATTGAATCAATTAAGTCAATCAAGAATTATGCCCCAAGACTTTATGCTTCACAATATAGGGCAGTATCAGCAAATGATTATGAAGCCATCATTCCTGCAATTTATCCAAATGCTGCATCAGTATCTGCATATGGCGGCGAAGAATTAGATCCACCTCAATATGGTAAAGTTTTTATTGTTATTAAACCTAAGAGTGGGTCTAGCATATCTCTGTTTTCAAAAAGAGAAATTTTAAGGGATCTTAAAAAGTATAGCATTGCTGGTATTGTACCAGAGATTATTGATCTCAAGTATCTTTATGTTGAGTTAGACTCAAGTGTGTACTATAATCCTAATATGGTCAGTGACATTAATAATTTACAAAGTCAAGTTGTTGCATCTTTGACTGAATATGCTGCTGCAAAAGAAACTAATCAATTTGGCGGAAGAGTAAAATATAGTAAAGTTGTAAGTTTAATTGATAGTACAAGTAATGCAATTACATCTAATATTACTAAAATTAAATTAAGAAGGAATTTGAATGTTGTTCTAAACACGAATGCACAATATGAAATCTGTTATGGCAATCAGTTCCATGTTCGTAGTTCTGGATATTCTATTAAATCGAGTGGATTTAAGATTTTGAATAATCCTAACACGTTATATCTTGCTGATCAACCAATTACAGCCACATCTGGTAAGATATTTTTCTTCTATTTGGATTCTGTTGGCGAGCCTGTTATCATTAATAATAATGCTGGAACTGTTAATTATGAAAAAGGTGAAATTTTATTAAACAGTGTCAATATTACATCAACTAGTAAGCCAAATAATATCGTTGAAATTCAGGCTATTCCTGAATCTAACGATGTTATCGGTTTAAAAGACTTATACATAAATCTAGATGTTTCATCTAGCAAATTTACCATGATTAAAGATATTATGTCTTCTGGTGATAATGTAGCTGGAACTAGATTTACCACCACTTCAAGTTTTGTCAACGGAAATTACACAAGATAACGAAGAATGATTGATAAGCAGATTCAAAGAATAAAGACCAACCAAATTATTGGGACTCAACTCCCACAGTTTATTGCCGAAGAAAATCCTCTGTTTGTAGAATTTTTAAAGCAATATTATATTTCAATGGATCGCCAAGGAGGCGCTATTGATTTAAGTGAAAATATTGATCAATATTTAAACTTTGAGAATTTCCAGGAAACACTATATCTTGATGGTTCTACAACTTTAACTGCTGATATTGAAACTTACGATGAAACCATTGCCGTTGAATCTACGGCTGCATGGCCCCAGTCATATGGTTTGCTTAAAATTGGCACAGAAATTATTACATACACTAGTAAAGATGAAACTAATTTTTATGGGTGTGTTCGTGGATTCAGTGGTGTAGAGTCTTTACACAAAACAAATTATCCTGAATATCTTGTATTTTCAGAAACTGCTGCTGAAGCACATATTAATACTGATACAGTTTATAATTTAAGTAATCTGTTTTCTGTAGAATTCTGGAAGAAGCTAAGAGCACAGTTTTTACCAGGATTTGAAGATAGAGAATTAGCCGATGGGCTAAATAAGGGCAAATTTTTAACTTTTGCAAAAGATTTTTATAGATCAAAGGGTACAGATGAATCTATTAAAATTCTTTTTAAAGTTTTATACGGTGAAACAAAAGCTGATATTATTAAACCACAAGATTATTTAATTAAACCTTCTAATGCAGAATGGCTAGTTACTAAAAATCTTATTGTTCAAAGAATTAGTGGTAATGTAGAAAATATTAGAGGACAAGGAATATTCCAAGATTCACCACAAGCATCAAGCTATGTGTATGATTCTCAACTTATTAATATTGCTGGTAGTGGATTTTATCAGATTAAATTAAGTTTAGACTCTACAGTTGGTGAGTTTGCAGTTTGCCCAAATACAAAATGTACTGTTGATACTGCTTCCAATTCTAGCACAATTACGGTAGATTCTACAATTGGTTTTGCAGAATCTGGTGAATTGTATATTAACAGCGGGATTGTAACTTATACAACAAAGTCTAGCACACAATTCTTCAACTGTGTCGGGTTAACTACTAGCTTGGCTTTATATTCTGACATTGCTCAAAATAGTTTCATTTATTCTTATGAAAATGGTGATGAAACTCTTCCTGTTATCATGCGTGTAACAGCGCAACTCGATAAAAACGTAACCTTAGCAGAAAACACTAAGTATTTGTCAGTTGGTGATGAAATTAAGGTAAAAACTTTAGGTGAAGAAGTTATTCCTAACACGTATAATGGTAAATTTGATCATTGGTTATATAATTTAGTTTATGAAGTAGAAGTTCAACCAAGACAATTTGGTGTTGTATCGCCATCGTCACCATCTACTATCAATACAAAGCAAGCTCATGGCTTTAGAATTAATGATAGTGTAACTTTAATTGATACTCAAAGTTTACAAGAGATTGATGGTACTGTAATTCAAACGAATACATCGGATTCATTTACGTTTAGTTTTTCTGGTTCATTATCACAAACATCATCATATGTTGCCAGAAGAAATATTAAGTATTCTTCTGGAGTTGGTACATCATTTGATGAAGTAACTTCTTTAGTATCAGATATTCAAAATACTTATATTGACAGAGAAAAGAAAAATCTTTATGTTACATCTTCTGGATTGCCATCATATGATATTACTGCTGGAATACCAGCACTATCAAAATTAAAATATTTTAGTGTTGGAACTGGAACTACTGATGTTATTAATATTATTAATCATGGGTATTATTCTGGTGATAAGGTAGTTTTTGATTCAAACGGTAACTCAATATCAGGAATCAATACTGGTATATTTTTTGTTAAAAAAATAGATAATAATAATATAAAATTAGCTTTTAGCCAGTCGAGAATTTTCATTAATGATTATATTCAATTAATTAATGGAAATGGAGTTAATGGTTACACTATTTGTGAGGCATCTCAAAGCAAAAAACTTTTAGGCAATCAAAATATTTTAAAAAGGATACCTATAACACCCAAGAATAAAAATCCTGAAGAAGTAGTAAAAACAGGTCCTATTGGTATTTTGGTTAATGGTGTAGAAATTATATCCAACAAATTTTCAGATACTGCGTATTATGGTCAAATTGAATCAGTTGATGTTTTAAATTCGGGAAGAAATTATGATGTTATCAATCCACCGCAATTACTAATATCAGATTCTGTAGGTTTTGGAGCTACTGGTGTTGCCCATGTTTCTGGTTCATTAACTAATGTAATTGTTACAAATCCAGGATATGATTATAAAACAGCACCAGTTGTTACAATTTTAGGTGGAAATGGTTCTGGAGCAACTGCTGAGGCTAGACTGAGATCTGTATTAAATTCAATCAAATTTAATTCAATCGCAGGAGTCAATACTAGCACGGATATTATTGGTTTTGGTACATATCACAAATTTTCTAATGGTGAAGAAGTTGTTTATAAAACATTAGGCAATACTGCTATTGGAATTGGTACTACAGGCAATAATAATACAACAGAATTTTTAATTAATAATTCAAAATATTATGTAATTGTCAAAACAGAGACAGATCTTTCACTCACAACAAGAAAATCAGATGCTTTAGCAGGAATTAACACTATCAATTTAACTCGTGTAGGATCTGGAAGTCATCAACTAGTATCCAGCACTGTGAGAAATGTAATTGATAAAATTGTTGTTACTAATCCTGGCAGTAATTATAGAAATAAAAAAGTATTAATTCCTTCACAACAATATCCACCACAAGACTACAAAGATATTAAAACCGCTATCGTTGGAATTAATACCTTAGATAATTATATTTTTGCAAAAAATCACGGATTTGAATCTGGTGATGTAATTGAATATTTTAGCTCATCCGTTAATATTTCTGGCTTATCTTCGGCAATTCAATACCAAGCTATAAAAATTGATTCTGACAAGTTTAGATTAGCTTCTGCTGGCATTGGAACTACGTTTACTTCAGAAAATTATAAAACAAATAATTATGTAAGACTTGATAACTTTGGCTCAGGAACTCATACTTTTAAATACCCCGATATTACAATTTATGTAGCAGGTCTTCCAAATAATTCTAATGTTAGCGGTATTTCAACAACTCAATCTTCAAATATTAATACGACACAAGCTACTGCAGTTCCTGTTGTAACTGGTTTTGTTGATGGCATTTTTGTATCTGAAGGTGGTATTTCTTATGGTTCTGAAGATATTTTAAACTTCGATAGAAAACCAACTTGCACGGCTTCCAGTGGTTCTGGTGCAGTAATTGCACCAATCATTAATAATGGCGGTATTGATGAAGTTTATGTATTAAATGGTGGTTCTGGATATGTCTCCACACCATCAATTACAATTAGTGGAGATGGCAAATACGCTAAACTTTTCCCAAGAATTGAAAATGGTGTTTTAGTTTCTGTTGATGTTATAGATTCTGGTTCTGGATATAATTCAAACAACACTGAACTAACTGTAGTCACTAGTGGCAGTGGTTGCATTTTATCGCCCAATATTCAAAGATGGACAGTTAATACTTACAAAAAGCATGAAGCTCAATTAACAAATCCAAATAATACAGATGATTTAATTATTGTTGAGCCATTTAATAAAAACAATAACTTTAATCAAGCTGTATCTGTTACTGCTCCAAGATCATTAAGATACTTATTAAATGACAATATCAATTCCTCTTTGGTAGAAGTTGGTATTAATACTACACATTCACCAATTATCGGATGGGCATATGATGGTAACCCAATTTATGGTCCTTATGGGTCTAAAAATCCAAAATCTATTTCCAATTTAACAGAAATAGAATCTAGCTATATCTTAGTTTCAAAGTCAAATAGACCAAACTTCCCAGCAGGATTTTTTGTTGAAGATTATGAATATAGTGGTGATGGCGATTTGGATGAGTATAATGGAAGATATTGCATTACACCAGAATTTCCAACTGGAACATATGCATATTTTGCAACACGTAATAACTTCCCATATATTTTAAATAATTTTAGAAGCGATGTTGATAAATTTAACTATGATTTTTCAAAATTACAGAATTATTTGGAGATCTTAGAGACAGATATTTTAAGAAATACAACTCCTTATAAATTAACAACTCCAGAAACAAATTATTTTGCAGCCCCTCAAGTTAAATCTGAAAGAGAAAAATCAGAAGTAGTTGCAGTATATGCTGCTGGAATTTCATCTGTACGTGTATTACTCTCTGGAGATGGATATAGAGTTGGAGATAATATTGTATTCAACAATACTGATAGTTTTGGTAGAGGAGCTGACGCAGAAGTTTCTGAAATTTTAGGAAAAACCATTAATTCAGTTAGCTATGCATCTACTACTTTTAGTGGAGTTGAATTTATTTACAATAATGATTTGGTAACTGGTATTACATCAATTCCTCACAAATTATCAGATGGAGATGTAGTTAACGTTTCTGGTATCAGTACTTATGCATTTAAATCTTTTGAGGGAACATACAGAGTTGGAGTTTCTTCAATTACCACTATTTTAGAAGTTGGTATTGGAACTACTGGCGTTACTGGCATGACAACAGATGTTTCATTACTGGAAAAATCATTTACTGGTAGAATTAAAATTAATGACATTATTGGCATCAATAGTGAAAGATTTTTAATTCTAGATGCAAATAGAAACACTGGTGCTTATAAAGTATTAAGGCAGTATAATTCAACTTTAGGCACTGCACACACAACTGGTAGAGAAGTTTCTTTAGATCAACGTTATTTCACATATAATGTATCTGGTTTTACTACAAATGCTCCTTTAAGAGAAAATAAAACCGAATATTTTGATCCACAAACATCAGTTGGTGTTGGAACTACAACCACAAGAACATTAGTTGGATATGGTATATCTGCAATTTATGTTGGTGTTCAAACTGGACAAGGTTCTTACACACGTATCAATTTTGCAGCAAATCCTTTTAAAGTTGGAGATTATGTTCAAGTATCTGGTGGATCCTTAAGCATTACTGAAGCTGCAGTTGTATCCGCATCATCTACATCAATTTTACTTAATCATAATAGCACATCTGTGGTCGGTGTTGCTACCACTGGCATCGTTAGACTTAGAAAACTATACAATATTGATGCAAGAAACATATTCTTACCTGGGCACGGGTATGAGAATGGACAAAAATTAAAGTACACCTTTATTGCTGGTGCTGGCTTAACATGCTCATCAAATTCATCTTTAACACCAACAATTACATTACAAAATAATCAAATTGTTTATGCAGTTAAAGTTGATAATGATAACATTGGTATTGTAACCACGTTAGCAGGAATAGGTAGTACATCAACTAGATTATATTTTACTGGAATTTCAACTTTCAGAGGTAATGTACATGGGTTCACTGCTTTAAAAAATGATTTAATTGGAAGTATTACTAGAAATAGAGCCCAGATCATTACAAATGTAAATCATGGATTGCAAATTAATGATCAAATAGAACTAGATCTTGTTGCTAATAAGTCTGAATCGGTAATTTTAAAGTACAATGATACTAACGCAAAATTAGTTGTAAATCCTGTAAGTTTTGGTTCTACTCAGGTTGGTGTTGGATCAACATTATCATATATTAATATACCAGCGCACAAATTAAATACAGGTGATAAAGTTATCTACGAAGCATCTACTCCTATTACCTCTTTAGTAAATCAAAGAGAATATTTTGTAATTAAATTAGATGATAATAATATCAAATTAGCAGAATCGTATCATAATGCCACAAGAACAAATTATATTGAATTACCACTTAATTCTTCTGGTTCTGCAACACAAACTTTATCACCAATCAATCCAAAGTTAAACTTTATTAGAAATAGCACAGTTGGGTTTGCAATTTCTGATGCATCTTTACAAAATTTAAAAGTTGTATTCTACGACAGTGAAGATTTTACTAATCCAAATTATGAACAAAATGTAATTAGAGCTGGTTCTCCTGGTGATGGATCTGCAAATACAAAAGTTACTTTAATTATTGATGATACTATTCCAGACACAATTTATTATCGTGCAATTCCTGTTGGAATATCTAGTATCAATAATAATGCCTTAGGATTAACTGTAGACAAAGATAATCCAAACGCAGGAAAAATTACAATTCGTAATAGTGCGTATAAAGGAGCATTTGACATTGTTTCGGTTGGAAACAGCACTATTTTCTTTAATTTGAATGAATTGCCAGAAGCAAATTCATATACTCCAAGCGGCGTTACTACGACTTCATATGTAACAACATCAGCAACAGCAACTGGCGGTATATCTGATGTTAAGGTTAATTTTGCTGGAGTTGGTTACAAATTTATTCCTGGAATTAGCACAATTACCACAGATTCTGGTACAGGTGGGTTAGTTAGAGCATATTCTGACACAATTGGTAAAATTAAAACTATTAGCTTGTCGCTTCCTGGGTATGATTATCCTACTGACAAAACTATTTCTCCAAAGGCAGATACACCTATTGTATTAAGAATTAAAAATAATAACAGATTAGCTTCAGTACAAGTTTTAAGTGGTGGAAGAAATTATACTACTCCACCCAAACTGAAAGTTATTGGAAATGATACCATTATTTTAGAATCAAAGGTTACTGGCAATTCAGTAACGTCTGTGACTATTTTAAATAATTCTGGAGGACTAACAGAAATTGGACCTGAAATTATTCCTATTTTTAATAGCAATGGCGTTGCTGTAATAGATGGTTATAGTAGTGGAACTGATGTAACTCTTCTTTTAAAAGCCCCTACAAATGGTTTTACATCATTCCCATTCCAAATTGGTGATAATGTGTTTGTTGAAGGTATTGTAGGTCTTGGTAGCACAGGAACTATTGGTAGTGGATATAATTCGGAAGATTATGGTTACAGAAACTTTACTGTTACTCAAAGAGTTACTACTTTAGGCTCTGAAAGTATTACTTATTCAATTGCTGGAATTGGTACAACTGCTGGAACATTTGATGTTACTAATAGTGCTGGTAGAGTTATTAAGACTTCAGATTTAGCAATATTTGATGCAATTGTAGAACCTACAGATTTTTATAGTGAAGAAAAAGTACTAGTTAATCAAAGTTCTTCTAAAATTGGATTAAATGGCTGGGATAGAACTAGAAGAATTTTAAAAATTTCAGGTAGAGGCATTAATCCTTCATTGGGTGACATTGTTTCTGGTGCTGTATCTGGTTCTGTTGGAGAAATTGAAGAAATCATTACAAATGATTCTAATTATAGCACAAACTCTACAATTACTTTAAATGCCGCTTCAACATGGCTAAGTGATTCTGGTATTTTAAATAATTCATTACAAAAAATTCAAGATAGTGATTATTATCAAAACTTCTCATATTCAATTAAGAGTACAGTTCCAAAATCAACTTGGGAAGAGCCAGTTAATAGTTTAGTGCATTCAGTTGGATTTAAAAACTTTAGTGATTTAGTATTGAATAGCAAATCTTTGGCGGGAATTGCCAGAAGTGATAACTTAAAAGTATCCATTGGATCTTCTGAAATTACTACTATTGTTGCCATTGATAACGTTGCATCAATGTACACAAGATTTGGATTTGATTTTGGCACAGAAGAAGCAACTTTTCTTGGAGTCTCTAAATTTGTAAATTTTGCAAACAATAAACTTACTGATTACTCTATTTGTAATACCAATAAAGTTTTAAAAATTGATGATATTAGTTCTCAATTTACTGGTATTGGTAGTTTTGGAACTACTGTTGGAGTAACATCATTCTCCCTAACAAGCCAAGGAAATGCATTACTTAAGAAAACTTTTGATTCTACTAACTTATCTGTAGTTTCAGCTGGTAGTAGCACCTTGTTTATTCCAGGGCACGATTTTAGCACAGGAGAAGAATTAGTATATAACCCAGGTCCAGGAGGATCTTTCATCTCAATTGCATCTACAAATAGAACAGTTACTGGTGTCACTACAACAAAACTTCCAACTACAGTATTTGCCTATAAGGTAAATTCAAATATTATTAAGCTTTCTGGAATTAAGACAGATGCCACAACCAATAATATTTTCTTCACTTTTGCAGCTTTCTCTGGTGTAGGTTCTACGGTTGGTGCTGGTCAAACACATAGATTAGCAACTAACTTTAACGTAGCCAATACTCGTGCAGTGATTACAATTGATAATATAATTCAGAGTCCTTTGTATAGAAAGAAAGTCTCAACCGCATTAGCTAGTAACATTGGCGCTGCAGCAACAACGATCACATTAACTGGTATTACTTCAATCGCAACAAATACTTTACTTCAAGTTGATTCTGAAATACTACAAGCCAGTGTAGTTGGATTTGGTTCTACAAACGTTGTTACAGTTTCTAGAGGTGTTTTTGGTACTCCACAGACAACACATACTGTAGGGGCTGCTGTAACTGTATTAGGTGGTGATTATAGCATCAATGATGGCACTATTTACTTTGTTGCTCCACCATACGGACCAGTCGGTGTTAGCACTTTACAACCTGGCATTTCTACAAATTCTTCGTTTACAGGTAGAATATTCTATAGACTCAACTATAAAGAAAACTTTATTTTTGATGATATTTCTAACGATTTTAATGGTTCTAAGAAAGTATTCACATTACAACAAAATAATCAAGATGTAACTGGTATTATTACTGGTGGAAATTCAAATTATGGAATAGTTCTTATTAATAATATCAATCAACAACCAACAATTGATTACACAATAGCTCAAAGAGTTTCTCCTGGTATTGGGGCATCGATTACATTTACTGGAACTGATGTTGAATCTATTCCTAGAGGTGGAGTTATTGATAGAGTTGTAGCTGGTTTTGGATCTGGTTATCAACCATTAGAGCAAGCTTTTGCAGTTTGTTCAGTATCAGCTGGTGGAACAATTCAATCTGTTGCAATTACTACTTCAGGTTCTGGATATAGAAGTGCTCCAGTTGTTAGTATCGCAAGCACTGTTGGTGGAAGTGGTGGATCTATTACTGCCACAGTTACAAATGGTGTTATTAGTGGGTTAACCATTGCTAATGGTGGTTCTGGGTATAGTCAAGCAAGCCCTCCAATTATAACTGTGGGTGTTCCTACAGCATATGCAAATTTAAATCTCGTTGGAGGTTCTGGAAGTGGCGCTAAAGTTAATGTGCAGGTTGGTGTAGGAAGAAGTGTAATACTATTTGATATCATTAATAGAGGTTATGGCTACAAACCAAATGATGTTCTAACAATTACTGGTGTTCCAGTAGTAACTGGAATTGGAACCAGTGCATTTACCCTTAGAGTATCTGATGTTATTACAAACGAATTTTCTGGATGGAGTTTTGGATTATTAGACAGACTTGATGATATTTCACAATCTTTTAATGGAGTAAGAAAAACCTTCCGATTAACTAAAACTGTAATTACTGCAAACCCATATAGTATTGATGCTGGTGCTGGCTCTGGAATTGATGTAGCTAACAATCTTTTAATCTTCATTAATGATATTCTTCAACAGCCTGGAAGAGATTACATCTTTACTGGTGGAACACAAATTACATTTACAGAAGCTCCTCCATCAGGAAGCAAATTCCAGATATTATTCTATAAAGGTTCTGATGCAGATGTAATTGATGTAGACATCAGTGAAACTATTAAAGTTGGAGATTTTATTAAGTTAAATAAAAACCTTCCATATCCAGATCAATTTAATAGAATTGTTGAGGAAATTACTAAGAGAGATCAGGTTCAAACTAATAATTATTTTGATATTGGTATCTCAACATCACCCGAAATTAGAAGAATTATTGATTGGACTAAACAAACATCTGATTTAGTTATTAATAATGAAGTTGTGTCTAAAGCTAGAACAAATTATGTTTCTAGAATTAAACCAACTTCTAGAATTATTAAAAACATCCTTGCAAGTGATTCAACAATTTATATTGAAAATGCATTCCCATTCTTCAGACAATTAGACAATTATTTACAAGAAGATAATGAGATTTTAATTGTCGATGAGGTAGATGTTGCTGCGGCAACTGGATCTGCAACTGTATCTGCTGCAAGCACTGTTGAAAATGTAGCCTTGACATTTGCTGGATATGGTTATACAACTTCTGCAGCTCCTCTTGTTAGTGTGGCATCAACAATTCCGCAAATAAGAGAAATAGGAAAAACTTGGACAGTTGGTATTATAACATCCACAGGACTTTCATATAAAGATCTGGCGTATGGAAAAGGATTATTTGTGGCAGTTAGTGATGCTGGATATATCTCAACATCAACAAACTTAATTTCATGGTCAACATATAATGAAGAGCCATCTAATTTTACCGCAATTGGTTTTGGTAGTGATAAATTTGCTATCGTCGGTGATAATGCAGAAGCAGTAGTTTCTTCATTAGGATCTCAAGGGTCTTGGTTTGATTCTCCAGTATTTTATAGTAGAACTTATAATGGTATTAATTTCTCGTATATTTTGGTTCCATCGTTTACTAGAGATTTAAAGGATGTCGCATATGGTAATGATGTCTTTATTGCCGTAGGAACTGGTGGCACATCTATTGTTTCTGCATATGGTTCTAGTGGTATCGGTACTGCTTGGGTTGTTAGAAGTACTCCAATTACAAATACATTAAACTCAATTACATATGCAAATAATGGATTTGTTGCTGTTGGTAATGGTGGTAGAATAGTCACCACAGTTGACGGTTATACTTGGAATGAAGTTCCATCTTCAGCTTCAGTTACAACACAAAACTTAATGGCAGTTTCTTATGTAAATGATAAGTATATTGCTGTTGGTATGAATGGAACTATCATTTATTCTTATAATGCAGATATTTGGTTTACTGCAACTTCTAACACAAGTGTTGAACTATATTCAATAATTCACACTGATGGTGTTTATGTCATAACAGGAGAAAATGGATTAGTATTAAATTCAATCGATGGAATAAACTGGAATAAGCGTCTTGCTGCGATTACTACAAATATTAATAAAATTATTTCTTATCCATCTGGAATTATTGGTGTTGGAACTGGAGCAAGTTATGCATATTCTGCTCCAGAAAAAAATAGGGCACAATTTACCTCGACTGTTTCTGCTGCTGGAACAATTTCAGCTTTAACAATTGTTGATGGTGGATTTGGTTATAACCCATCAGCTCCTGTTCAGGTTTTAATTTCACCACCATCTGCAAAATATGAAATTGTTTCTAATGTAGATGCTGTTGGTGATTTTGGTGTTATTACTGGAATTGGAACTAGTGCTACAGGTGTAAGCACAACATCGCCAATGCTCAAATTTAATTTTGATTGTGACGATAGATTAAATGTTACCAAATATGGATTTATTGCTAGAAGTGGAATATCAACTGGCGATTACTTCATTATTAAAAATTCATGTGTTGGAAATGGAGTTACTTCATTAGACAATGGAGCTACTTTAGGTATTGGATCTACCTTTGTAGATAATGTTTATCGTGCAGATGGTATTATTAATGATGGTGTTTCTGGCATTGTCACTGTATTTTCAAATGTTCAATCAATTTCAGGAATAGGTTCTACATCTTTTGCAAATTGTGCCGAATATTCTTGGGGTAAACTATACAACTTTAATACTAGAACTAATCCAGAAGAATTTAAAGTAAACTTAAGTCGCGGAGTAACAGGAGTATCAACCGCTCCAGTTATTACAAGAATAAACGCTTTAAAAGAAGAGTTTACATAACGAGATAAATAACTAAAAAACTATAAAAATATGGCAGCTATTATTACTGATCAATTTAGAATATTGAATGCTGATACTTTTGTAAAAAGTTTTACGGGCATTGGTACAACTACTAATGTCTACTATACTTTTATAGGATTGCCAAATTCAACAGATACAACAACTGGATCTGGCACTACTGATTGGAATACAAATGTTCCAAATCCTAAAGATATGTTTAGGGAACAAAATGATTATTATGATACTATGATTGCTATGAAGAGGATTACTTCTTCAGATTTGAGAAGAATGGTTAGAAAGGTAGAATGGGTTGCTGGCACAACCTATGACATGTATAGAAATAATTATAATTATTCAAATCCAGCACCAGTTACGAATGCTACTTCATTATATGATGCAAACTATTATATTGTCAATAGCAATTTTAAAGTTTATGTATGTTTGAACAATGGTTCTTCTCCTGATTTTCCTTCAGGAAAACCATCAATTGATGAACCTGATTTTACAGATTTGGAACCAAGAGCTGCTGGAACTAGTGGAGATGGTTATATTTGGAAATATATGTACACTATTTCTCCAAGTGATATTGTAAAATTTGATTCAATTGATTATATTCCAGTTCCATCAGATTGGGGATCAGGTACAACTGCAGAAATTAAAAGTAACGCAATAGACGGAGAAATTAAAACTGTAATCATCAGTAATGCTGGTGCAGGATATCAACCTATCGGAACATCATTTAAAAATGTACCTATTTTAGGTGATGGCACTGGAGCAAAGGTAACTGTTACAGTTGATAACTCTGGAAAAGTATCTAATGTAGAAGTAACTAATGGTGGAACGGGATATACTAGAGGTAGAATTGAATTTTATCCTGGAGCACCTGGATCTGAGATTGGAGGATCCATTTCAGGATTAAGTGCTGTTGGAACTGGAACAACTTCGGTTGCAGCTTTTGAAGTTGTTATTCCGCCAACAGGAGGTCATGGATATGATGTTTATAAAGAGCTGGGAGCTTATCGAGTATTAGTTTATTCTCGTTTTGAAACAACATCAACAAACCCAGACTTTATTGTTGGTAATGATTTTGCTAGAGTTGGTGTTGTTAAAAATCCAACAGTGTATGGAAGCAAAACACAACTTCTAACTACATCAGAAGTTAGTGCGATTGGTGGATTAAAACTAAAGAGCTTAACTGGTGGAAATATTAGTGACACCACATATTCAGTTGATTCAGTTATTAGTCAAGTTACAGGTATTGGTTCCACAGCTGCTGGTCTTGTAGCGTCTTGGGATAACTCTACTGGTGTTCTTAAGTATTACCAACCAGTTGGATTAGGTTTATCAGCATATGGTTTTAGAACACCAGATTTTACAAGCGCCATTGGTTATGGTGGAACTTATATTGTAAGTGGTGCTAGTGTAGGATCCAATTTAGGTATTGATACTAGTTTCGGTAGCTCTGCAAATCCAGGAACAGCAACTACAGTTGGTTCTGGTGCAAATACTAGATTGGTTCCTCTTGGATTGAGATTTATTGATGGTGTCGCTCCACCAGAAGTTGAAAAATACTCTGGAGAAGTGATCTATATAGATAACAGAGCAGCTATTCCAAGATCTTCTACCCAAAAAGAAGACATTAAAATTGTATTAGAATTCTAAGAAGATGCCACAAAATACCAACCTCAACACAGCTCCATATTTTGACGATTTTAATGAGGATAAAAATTTTAAGCGTGTTTTGTTTAAACCTGGAACAGCAATTCAGTCCAGGGAATTAACAACTTTACAATCCATTCTTCAGAATCAAATTGAAAGTTTTGGAAAGCATTTTTTCAAAGAAGGGGCAAAAGTAATCCCTGGACAAACTTCATATGACAATCAATATGAATGCGTTCAGTTAAATTCTTCATTTTTTGGTGCTAATTTAAGGGAATATGTTAAACTGTTGATTGGTAATACAATTGTTGGGGCAACTTCAGGTGTAACTGCTACCGTAATTAATGCAATTACAGATTCAGAATCTGATAGAAATATTAATACTTTATACGTTCGCTATGTAAAATCAAATAGTTCAGATTTTACAGGATCTAAATTTGTTGATGGTGAACAACTGCTCACCGAAACTGCTGTTGACACTGGAACTTTAACTATTGAAGCTGGAAATGCTTTTGCTACATGTATTGATCAAAATGCAACTTTAGTAGCTTCTTCTGCTTCAATATCTGAAGGTATCTATTTTATTAGAGGTCATTTTGTTAAAGTATTAAGTGAATCTATTGTATTAGATCAATATGGCAATACTCCAAGTTACAGAATTGGTTTGCTAATTAATGAAGAGCTTGTAACTGCATTTGATGATGAATCATTATATGATAATGCTCAGGGATATTCTAACTACTCCGCTCCAGGTGCAGACAGATTTAAAATTTCAACAACATTAGTTAAAAAATCATTAGATGATTTTAATGATGAAAATTTCATTGAACTTATGCGTATTGTTGATGGCGTTCTTCAACAATTTGCACAGGAAACCGTAAGTTCAACAATCAGAGATGAATTGGCAAGAAGAACTTTTGATGAATCTGGTAATTATATTGTAGATCCTTTTGAAATTTTTGCAAAAGAAAGTCTAAATGATTATGAAGGTAACGGTGGCATTTATACTGAGAATCAAAAAACTTCCGAAGGAAATTCTCCATCAGAAGCTTTAGCACTTTTACAGGTGTCTCCTGGTAAAGCTTATGTAAGAGGATATGAAATTGGGAAAATTTCGCCATCTTTTATTGATATAGAGAAGCCAAGAACTTCTAATAGCGTAGATACATATTCTCTCACTTTTAATAGCACTAATAAGGTTGTCATTAATAACGTAACAGGTTCTCCAGTTGTCGGTTTTGGAACTACTACAACATTATCACTTGTTGATGCCAGAGTAGGTGCAAATGGTCTTTTAATTGGTGGTAACGAAATTGGTGTTGCTAGAATTTATGATTTTAAATCTCAAGATTCCAGATATGCAAATGATACCACAAAATTTGAATTATTCTTATATGATATACAAACGTACACAAAAGTATCAATTTCAACTACAATTACGTTAAACACTCCTGCTTTTGTTAAAGGCAATAGTAGTGGAGCAACTGGTTATTTACAGTCTTCAGTATCAGCATCTCCAAACTTAACTTTATATTGCAGTAATGGTTCGTTTATTCAAGGTGAAACTATATCAGTAAACGGCATTACTTCTGCTCCAACTGTAGTATCTGTTCGTGATTATGATTTTAGTGATGTAAAATCAGTATTTTCTAGAGTTGGAATTAATACATTCACTGCAGATTTAGAATTAAATAACGTTCAATCGATTTCACGTCAAGGAACTCAATTTACAATTACTAGTGCAGGTGCAGTTACAATTGGAGTAACATCTGCAGTTTCAGTTGGAATTAAAACTGGCGATATTATCAGATATACAAAAACAGGCAATACATATCCAACATTTAATAGAGTTACTGCAGTTAGCCCAGCAGCAAATTCATTTACTGTTGCTGGAATTACAAGTGTTACCAATGTTTGTGATGGAACTCTTCCAGGTTCAACAATTACAGCAAATGATTTGGTAATTATTAAACCATCTTTAATCAATGGTTCAAAATCAACTTTAGTTACACCACTACCAAATACTGATATTAGTAATTTAAACCTTGTAACGTCAGAACTTAAGGTTAAAAAGACATATACTTTATCTGTTTCTGGAAGTCAAGCATCCACCACTGAATCTGATGTAAATCTATTCTTTTCAGAATTTGATGTTGAAGATTATGTATTAACCTATTCTACAGGAGCAGTAGAGCCTCTGAGAAGTGGACAAGTAATATTTTCAAACGGTAACAAAACTATTACATTAAATCAATTATCTGTAGCTACAGATTCTAGTGCCAAGTTAGTTGCTACTTTATCTAAGATTAACGCTTCATCAAAACAAAAAATCTTAAATCGTTGTTCTACTATTATAATTAGCAGATCATCAAATTCTGCATCTGGTCTTGGAACTTCATCATTAAATGATGGATTAACTTTTAATGCAATTTATGGAACTAGAGTTCAAGATCCAGAAATTTCACTCAACGTTCCTGATGTTTTACGTGTTCATGCTATTTTTGAATCAGATGATACATCAACTCCTACTTTACCATCTTTAACTTTAGTAGAAATTTCAGGTTCCTTATTAAATGCAATTGTTGGTGATGTAATTATTGGTGATGAAAGTAAGGCAGCAGCTAGAGTTGTTTCTACTACAGCATCAACTATCAACTTTGTTTATATCACTGAAAAATCTTTTAGAATTGATGAATCTGTAACATTAAAAAGATCTGGTATTACAGCTACGATCTCAAACGTAACCGATGGTGACAATAATATTACCGAAAACTTTACTTTAGATAATGGTCAAAGACTTGAATTTTTAGATTATGGTAAAATTATTAGAAAGCCATCTGCACAAACACCAACAAAATCTATTACTGTAGTATTTGATCATTATAGCATACCTGCGGGCGATAATGGTGATTTTGTTTCATTCTCTAGCTATTCATCTGATTTATACACTAGAGATATTCCATCTTTACAATCTTTAAGATCCACTGATGCAATTGATATCAGACCTAGAGTTGTAAATTATGATCCAGCAACAGACACATTATCTCCTTTTGAATTTAACAAGAGAAATTTTGCCTCCTCTGGAACTTATTCTAATAGTCCAATTTATCCTGATAGTCAAATAGTATTTGGTTATTCTTATTACTTACCAAGAATTGATAAGTTACTATTAACAAAAGAGGGATTCTTTGAACTAAGAAAAGGTGAGCCATCTTTAAATCCAGTTGCACCAATTGATTTATCATCTTCTTTAGATATTGCTACTATCAGATTAAGACCCTATGTTTATAACGTTAAGCAAGATATTTCTGTAACACCTATTCGCCATAAGCGTTACACAATGGCGGATATTACTAAACTTGAAAATAGATTATCAAATGTAGAAACCTATACATCACTATCATTATTAGAAAGTGAAACTTTCAATTTAAGCATTAAAGATTCAGCTACTGGATTAGATAGATTTAAATCTGGTTTCTTTGTAGATAATTTTAAGAGTCACGTTGGACACTTATTAAGTGGCAATTCTAGTATTGATTCTTTAAATGGTGAGTTAAGACCAGCTCACTATACAACATCTTTAGATTTATTAATTGGATCTCAATCTCTTGTTGGAATTGGTTCCACGGCAAATCAAAATGTAGACTCTAGATTTGTTACAGACTTACAATCACCAAATATTAAGAGAACTGGTTCTTTAATTACTCTTAACTATACCGAAACTGTTGCTGCTCAGCAAAGATTTGCAACTAGAACAGAAAACATCAATCCATTTGCAGTTTCAACTTGGATTGGTAATATTGAACTTGCTCCTGCATCTGATACCTGGATTGCTGAAAATAGATTATCCGCAAGGAATGTTGATGAAGAGGGTAGCTATAATGCGTTATTAGGGGCTTTGCAAGCAGATCCTAACACAGGCATTTCTCCCGTTGATTGGGGTTCTTGGCAGGAAGTATGGTCGGGTCAAACTGTAGTTGGAAACGAGGTTGTAAGATCAGAAACAAACACTGAGCAAACTGGTGATAGTGGTTGGGTTAATACTGGTGCTAGAAGAGGTAACTGGCCCTTCTTAGAGCAAAGAAGAACACAAACATTAGTTGACACTACTGTTAATACTAATTTAATTACTACAAGAACAGATACTAGATTAACTAGACAAGGTGTTCAATTCCAAGTCTCTCCTAGAGTTGATCGTAGATCTTTAGGATCTTCTGTTGTAAGCAGAGATATTATACCATTCTTAAGATCTAGAAACATTGAATTTGTTGCAAGAAGAATGAGACCTAGAACACAGTTCTATGCATTCTTTGACAATGTTCCAATGACTTCTTATTGTGTTCCTAAATTGTTAGAAATAACAATGACAAGTGGAACATTTAGAGTTGGTGAAACTGTTGTTGGTTATGTTCCAGGATCAACCGTTAGAAATACACAAAATACTTTAATTAGATTTAGAGTTGCAAAATCAAATCATAAGTATGGTCCTTATGATAGCCCAACTCAAGTATTTGATGTTAATCCATACGAAGATACTTTAACTTTAGCTGCAGATTATTCTGCAACTTCCACTATTTTAAATATTGATACTTTCAGCTTGGGTGCTCAATCAGAAAGTAATTTCTACGGTCAAATTGTACCAAGAATGGTTCTTATTGGTCAAACTAGCGGAGCACAAGCTTCTGTAAGAGATTTAAGATTAATCTCTGATAGAAACGGAACTCTAATTGCATCACTGTTTATTCCAGATCCAGCAAGTCCAACAGAACCCGAATTTGAAACGGGAAGAAAAACTTTATTACTGACTGCGAATGAGACTAACAATCCAATTCCAGGATCATACAATAGCCAAGCAGAAGTTGTATTCACTTCGTCTGGTGAATTGAATACCACCCAGGAAACTGTCATTTCAACAAGAAATGCAGACATTCAAAGAACGCAAGTTTCAGATACTACAACTGTTTCTGAAACAGTATCTACTTTATCAAGATCAACATCTGCTCAAACCAGAACAGTTACAAACCAAAACTGGTATGATCCTTTAGCTGAAACATTCTTGGTTACAGATGATGGTGGTGTATTCATGACATCATTGGATGTTTATTTTGCAACTAAAGATGATAATATTCCAGTAACGTGTCAAATTAGAACTACGCAAACTGGTCAACCAACCTCAACTATTATTGCGTTTAGCCAAGTAACATTAGAATCAACTCAAGTTACAACATCTACAGACGGAACTGTTCCTACTAAATTTACTTTCCCATCTCCTGTTTATCTTGAAGGCAATGGTAGAGAATATGCGATTGTTCTCCTTTCCGATTCAAACAACTATACTGTTTGGATTTCAAGAATGGGTGAAGTTGATATCACTACAACAAATCTTTCTGAAAATCAAAGAGTAATTGTTTCTCAACAACCATACTTAGGATCACTATTTAAGTCACAAAATGGCTCTACGTGGGATGCAAGTCAGCTAGAGGATCTTAAGTTTGTTCTTTATAAGGCACAGTTTGTAACTGATCCTGGAATCTTTAAACTATACAACCCCAAACTTGGAATTGGTAATCGTCAAGTTCCAATTCTAAGACCTCAGCCAGTTCAAACAATTTCTAAAGAAGTTGTTGTAGGTCTTGGATCAACTGTCCCAAGCACTTTCTTAACACCTGGAGTTACAATTACTCAACTTAATAATACAAACACCACAGGTAAATTAAAGTCTGCCACTGGTGCAATTGCAATTAATAATACGCAAGCATTACAAGTCAATAATGTTGGTAGTGGACTGACACCATCGGCAGGAAACTTTACTTACACTGGAGTAAATCTATCTTCTATCAGTGGAGTTGGAACTGGTGCTCAAATGTCAATTTCAATCAATAGTGGTAACATTGGTGTTATTACTGTAACCAGTGGTGGTAGAGGATATGCAGTTGGAGATGTGTTAACAGCTAGAATTGGTGCAGTTAGTGAAAATATAAGATTTAATGTTGGAATTGTTTCTGCTTTAAATCAACTTACAATTACTAATGTTCAGGGCAATTTTGACACTGTTAATCAAGTTGCTTGGCTTGTTGGTAGTGGGCCAAACGTTGGTATAGCATCTACTCTGCCAGCAGTTCCTACAACAGTCACTAATGCTTCTGACAAGACTGGATTGTATATGAAGATTTCTCATAGAAATCATGGTATGCATGGAAGAAACAATAAAGTAATTATTTCTGGAGCTATTTCTGATATTATTCCTGTTCGTTTAGCACAAGAATATACTAACACAACAACAACTGGTCTTCCAGTAACCAACGTAGGTATATTTACAAGCTTTGAAAATGTTGGGGTTTCAAGCACAAATCCAGGTTATATTTTAATTAACAATGAAGTTATCAGTTACACTGGTACTAACGCATCAACATCTCCTCAAACTTTAACTGGTATTTCTAGAGCCATTGATAACACAGTTGCTCAAACACATACAGTTAACTCACCAGTTATGAAGTATGAACTTGCTGGTGTCTCATTGAGAAGAGTTAATACAACTCATAATTTTGCTGATGTTGATGTATCGAATGATATTGAATTAGATTCTTATTATGTTAAAATCAATACAACATCAACTGGATTGGGAACTGCTAGAGATGGCTCAAACGGTTTACCAATTCTTGCATTTAGTGACACTGAGCAAGCTGGTGGTAGAAATGTAAGAGCAACTCAAAATATTCAGTTTGAAACTCTTACTCCTAATGTTCAGATTATGATTCCTTCTACAACTCAAATTGCAACAAGAGTAAGAACAGTCAGTGCTACTAGTGTTGATGGAACTGAAATTTCATTCCAAGACAATGGTTATGAACCAATTAATTTAAATGCAGTAAATCAATTTACTACTCCTAGAATTATTTGTTCTGAAGTTAATGAACTTGATAAACTTTCATCTCTCCCTGGTAATAAGTCATTTACTATGGAAATGACTTTAAGCACTCAAAATAGAAATGTATCACCTGTAATCGATTTAGATAGAATTAATGTAATTACAACAACAAACAGAATTGACAATTCAATTACTGATTTTGTTGGAGATAATAGAGTTAATTCAGATTTAACTGATCCAAGTGCAGCTACTTATGTAACTAAAAGAGTTAATTTAGAAAATCCTGCAACGTCTCTTGATGTAAGATTTGCAGCATTTAGAGATGAAAGTAATGATATTCGTGTTCTATACAAACTTTATAGAAATGATTCCCCTGATGTAGATCAACCATACGTTCTTTTCCCAGGATATACAAATCTTGGTGATGGAACACCTGACACCAACATCGCATCAAGTAATAATAATGAATATCGTGATTATAAATTTACTGTTAACAATTTACCAGAATTTACTGGATTTACAATTAAGGTGGTAATGACTGGCACTAATCAAGCCTTTGTACCTAAGATCAAAGAATTTAGAGCAATTGCATTAGCATAACATGAACAACGATTATGATAGAGATCTAATACCCGTAGAGGGTAATAGCTCTTTAAAAAGAGATAGTTTCTCAAAAGCTATTGTTAATTCTGATAAATCATCTTTTGATAATTACATTTCATTGCGTGATCAAAAAATTAAAGAAAGAAATGAAATTGAATCTATTAAATCTGAACTGGCAGAAGTGAAAACTTTGCTAGCTCAATTAGTGGCTAAGTTATAAATATTTAAAACATTATATTAGCATGTAAGCATGTCTGTAAGAGTTGTTAATTTAGTCATACCTCAAGGAACAGATTTTACAACATCTTTCATGTTGGAAGAGTATAATGATCTTCCTATTGATTTGAATGGTTATACAGGCGTGTCTCACATTAAAAAACACCCATCAAGTACTACAAAGTACCCAATGACGGTGACTATCCCAAATCCTGATTATGGTGAAATAAAAGTATCTATTGGTTCTACCGCATCTTCATCTTTGAAAGAAGGTAGATATTTGTATGATGTTTTGCTTACAGAAACTGCAACAGGTTTAAAAACTAGAGTTGTTGAGGGAACAGTAACAGTTACTGCAGGAGTTTCAACCTCATGACGGAATTTAATACCAGGATATCAGATCAAAACAGGATTAAAGTCACCACAAATTTAAGAGGAGCTAATACTATAAACTCCCTGCTAAATGTTGACGTAACCAATTTAACAAATGGTGACGTTCTTCAATATAATTCATCAACTGGAAAGTGGGAAGCTGTTGGGATTTTAGGACAAAACATTCTTGTCGATGGGGGTGAATTCTGATGGCTATAGGAGCAACGATATTACTCAAAAGAAGTAGTGGAATATCATCTTTACCATCATTAAGATATGGTGAAATTGCAGTTTCTATCGGAACTGGTGGTGCATATAATAATAATGGAGGAAGACTTTGGATTGGCGATGGAGCGCAAAATCCAGTTGTAGTTGGGGGTAGATATTTTGCCGAACTTTTAGATCAACAGCCTGGCATTGTAACCGCTGGAAAAGCGATTATAACTGATGCTAATAATCAAATTGCATCATTAAATATTGCTGGCAATTTAACATTATCTGGTAACTTCATTTCTACTGCTGGTGGTGCTTTTGAAAATGGTGTCACAATTGGTTCTATTGGAATTACATCAAATATAATTAGCACTAGACCAGGATCAGGAAATGTTCTTTATATTGATCCATATCCAGATGGATTGAGTAGTGATGGAACAGTCGTAATTAAAGGTAACTTACAAGTTGATGGACAAACAACTAATATTAATTCTTCCACAATTACAGTAGAAGAATCTATTTTAGCATTATCAGATCCATCTTCAGTAAGAACTGTAATTGGAGCAATTTCTGCTGGTGTATCTACAATTACATTAGATTCTGTAACAGGAATTAATACAGGTGATGTTCTAAGAAATCTTGCTGGACTTCCAGCAACAGAAGCAAATAGAACAATTGTTTCGTACAATGCTGGCTCAAAATCAGTAACTATTGCTGGTGTAACAACTGCTGGTATTTCATCTGCATCTCAAGTTACTGTAGTTTTTGGATGGGATACACAAACTAATAGAGGTATTTCATTTACTTACAATGATAATGGTGTTGGTTTAGGAACAACCGCAAATAAAACAGGATTCTTTGGTTTCCAAGATTACAATCAAAGATTTACATTTGTCCCAGACGCAACCATTGGTGTTGCAACTGCAACAGGTATTCGCGGATACGTTAGTGGCACAAAAGGATATCTTGACATTAAAGGTATCTACTATCAGCTAGCAGACACAAGCACAAATGGTGTTGTATACTTTGATAATACTGGATTGATGAATTCTACATCAGCCCCTGGCAGTGGGATATCAACTTCTAACTATATACTTACAACACAACCAGGAACAAATGTTCCTGTGTGGACTAGCACTATAGATGGAGGTGAATATTGAAATGAATCCTGAAGTCGATATTAATGTTTTGGTGAAAACATTTTCTGAACGAGTAACTGCATTATATCGTGACAATGTTGTATTGGAGGCAAAATACCAAAGTCTATTAAATGATTATAATGAATTAGTTCAAACTAAAAATGAATTGCAAGAAGAAATAAACAAGAGCATACGAGAACAATGAAACCAGCAAGTAGACAACAGCTCATTGATTACTGCTTAAGAAGACTGGGATATCCAGTTTTAGAAATCAACGTGGATGATGATCAAATTGATGATCTAGTTGATGATGCGTTGCAGTATTTTCAAGAGCGTCATTTTGATGGTATTGAAAAGATGTATTTAAAATATAAGATTACTCAAGATGATATTGATAGAGCAAAGGCAAATACAACAACTTCAAAAACTGTAGGTGTTACTACGTTTAATTATTTGGAATCAAAAAATTATATCGAAATTCCTGATAGTGTTATTGGTGTTGAAGGTATTTTTAGATTTGATGATAGCACATTCTCTAGCGGAATGTTTAATATTGCTTATCAAATTTTCTTAAATGACGTATATAATTTTACATCAATTGAGCTTTTAAATTATGCTATGGTTAAAGAATATTTGGAAACTATTCAATGGCTAATTAGTCCCCAGAAAAAAATTAGATATACAAAAAGACAGAATAGATTATATGTTGATATGAACTGGTCAAGTGTGGCAGTAAACAGTTATATTATTATTGATTGTTATAGGATTTTAGATCCTGCAGATTTTCCTAAGGTATGGAATGATTCATTTTTAAAACTTTATTTGACTGCATTGATTAAAAAGCAATGGGGACAAAATATGATTAAATTTAATGGTGTGAAGCTTCCAGGCGGTGTAGAACTTAATGGTAGACAAATTTATGAAGATGCCATTAATGAACTAGCAGATATTAAGACGAGAATGTCTTCAGACTACGAACTACCACCTTTAGATATGGTCGGATAATATGGCTCTTAATCCATACTTCATTCAAGGGAACTCTTCAGAACAAAGATTAATTCAAGATCTTATCAACGAACAGTTGAAGATGTATGGGGTTAACATTGGTTATATGCCAAGAGGATATGCTCTTGAAGATGGAGTCTTAAGAGAAAATATTCTTGGTAGATTTAATGACAATTATTATATGGAAGCATATGTTGCTTCTTATGGTGGCTTCGGTGGTGGAGGAGATATTTTATCAAAGTTTGGTGTAAAAGCAAATGATGATTTATCTTTGATTGTATCAAGAGAAAAATTTGAAGATTTCATCACTCCATTTATTGAAGCTGAACTTCAAGAAGAAAATTTAAAAATATCAAACAGACCTAAAGAAGGAGATCTAATATATTTTCCACTGACTGATACATTATACGAAGTTAAATTTGTTGAGCATGAAGTAGAGTTCTATCAATTAAACAAACTTTATGTTTATGAATTGAAGTGTGAGCCATTTATGTTTGAGGATGAACTCATTGATACTGGAGTTCATGAAATTGATCACAACATGGTTGAGAGAGGAATTGATGCAATTCTAACGCTTACGGGTATTGCAAATACAGCAGGAGCTGGAACAACTGTCGCTCCTACTGGAGGAGTCAATAGAGTTCATTTAGTTAACGACGGATGGGGATATACTTCTACTCCAATAGTAACATTCTCTGCTCCTCCAGCAGGAGGAAAGAGAGCCACTGCTGTAGCTATTACAACTCAAAGACCTGCTGCAGGTTATACCACCGCATATTCTATTGATAGGATTCTCATTACTGATCCTGGTGGTGGATATGTAACACCACCAACAATAACAATCAGTGGTGGTGGAGGTTCTGGTGGAATAGCTACGGCAGGTATATCAACTAATGGAACAATATCTAGAATTGTCATCAATAATGCTGGATCAAATTATGCTAAACCACCAATAGTAACAATATCTGCTCCTGGTGCTGGTACAACTGCAACAGCAGAAGCCTTTATAAATTCTCAAGGTGTTGTGTCACGAGTTTATATTACAAATGCTGGGTCTGGATATACTACTATACCTTCAATAACTTTTACATCTCCAGGCATATCGACAGGAAACTATCTGTTGAACGAACTTATTACTGGAGCTACTTCAGGAACAAAAGCCGTTGTTAAAGATTGGGATGCTGTTAATAAAAAATTACGTGTTTATAGAAGAACTGGAAGATTTACTATCGGTGAAGTTATTGTAGGTTCTGCTAAAACTTCCAATCATATTGGTATTGGATCAACTGGAAGATACATATTAAAATCAGTTGATTATTTTAACGATCAAGATTTATATGCAGAGAATGATGAAATTGAATCTGAAGCAGATACATTTTTAGATTTTACTGAAAATAATCCATTTGGAGAATACTGATGTTAGGAACTTATTTTTATCACGGAATTATAAGAAAAACCATTATTGGTTTTGGAACTCTTTTTAATAAAATTGAAATTAGAAAAACGGATTCTAGTGGCAATGCGGTTTCAGTATTAGAAGTTCCCCTTGCATATGGACCTGTTCAGAAATTCTTAGCAAGAATTCAACAGCAACCAGACTTAAGTAAAAAGTCTACATTAACTCTCCCAAGAATGTCCTTTGAAATGAAAGGTCTTCAATACGATCCATCTAGAAAGGGAAGCGTAACACAAACGTTTAAAACAGTTACTGATACATCTAGACTTCAGAAAGTATATTTACCAGTTCCATACAATATTAGTTTTCAGTTATCAATTATGTCCAAAACGCAAGAAGATGTCTTGCAAATTATAGAACAAATCTTACCATTTTTTCAACCTGCATTTAATATTTCTATAGATTTAGTTGAGACAATTGGAGAGAAAAGAGACGTTCCCATTATCTTAGAATCAGTCAATCCACCAGATGATAATTATGAAGGTGGCTTTGATGAGACAAGGATTATCATATATACATTAAACTTTGTTGCAAAAACATCATTAGTAGGACCTCTTGTAGATTCTACTGATAAGTTAATCAAAAAAGTTCAAGTTGATTACTACAGCAGCACAGCAACAAATGCTAAGAGAGAAGTTCGTTACGCAGCAACTCCTAAAGCACTGCAAGATTATAACGAGGATGGCGTAATTAATGCCGCCGACGATCCATTAATTGAACCTGGCGATGATTTTGGTTTTAATGAAACAAATTCATTCTTCCAAGATTTCAAAACTTACAGTCCATCACAACATACAGATTTAAATTTATAAACCATGAACTCCTTCGATAAAATTAGTGACGTTTTAAACGTAGAATCTGAGGTTTCTTCTTCAGAAATAGTTTCTGTGGAAAAGCCAGAAATTGAAAAAATTGATGAGCCTAAGAAAGATTATGAATATACTCGTGGACAATTATATTCTTTAATTGAAAAAGGTCAAGAAGCTGTAGATGGAATATTGGAAGTTGCTACCAGCACAGATCACCCAAGAGCTTATGAAGTTGCTGGACAGTTAATTAAAAATGTTGCAGATGTAACTGATAAATTAATTGATCTTCAGAAAAAAATGAAAGAACTTGATGCCAAATATAATGGTCCAACTACAGTTAATAATTCATTGTTTGTTGGATCAACAGCAGAATTATCAAAATTAATTAAACAAGGTTTTCTAAATAGTAAAGAAGAAAAATAATACAATGCAAGAGCAATTAAAACCTGCTAAGAGTATAAATCAAATAGCGGCTAAGCATGGGGTAAGTCCTTCTGTAATTAGAAGGCAAATAGTCATGGGAACGAGTGTTGAAAAAGAGCATACTAAGAATAAGCCCACTGCCATGAAAATTGCCCTCCAACACGTAGAAGAACTTCCAAACTATTATACAAAGTTAAAAAAGATGGAAACTAAAAAAATTACTGAAGATCATAAGGAAGTTGCCTCTGGCAAGATGAAAGACGAAGAAGGATATATGGCAAACGTTGAATTTGATCAAATTGAGAGATCAATCAACGTTTTAAGAAAAGTAATTAAAAAATCAAATCAGCAAATTCCTGCTTGGGTTCAATCTAAAATTACCAGGGCTGCAGATTTTATTGATACCGCTGCAGAGTATATGCAAAGCGATGAAAACGTATCAGAGTCTGTAAAAAGAATTCAAACCTCTGGTCAGTTATATTCTATCATGATTATGTTTTTAAGTAAAACATATACTTTGAAAATGTACTTCCCATCTCCACAAGTTCCATCTAGAGATGAAGTAAATGATGCCGTTCAAAAAGTATATCCTGGTGGAAAAGTTCTTGCATATTATCCATGCATGACAAGTACGAACTCTGGATATGTAGTCGCTAACGAAGAGAACGTAGCTGAAGCAAGTCCATTTAGTTCTGATTTTGAAGTTAGAAAATCATCAGGAGCTGGGGCATTAACACCCGCTGCTGCTTCACAATTGGGACAAAAAGCCATAGATCTTCAAAAGAAAAAAGCAGCTGCTGTAGGTCTTCCAAATTTAAGTCCTGGTTCAGGAATGGTTAGAACTGCAGATTCTTATAAAGCTGAAGGTGAAGATATTCAAGAAAATACCACAATTGATACTCCAGAAAAGCGTCGTAAGAACTATCTTTTAAATATTGGTGTCATTGGTGAAGGTGCTGCTTGGACTCGTAAGGAAGGTCAAAACAAAAAAGGCGGTCTAAACGAGAAAGGTAGAAAGTCTTATGAAAGAGAAAATCCTGATAGTGATCTAAAAGCACCTTCAAAAAAAGTTGGTAATCCTCGTAGAGCATCATTCTGCGCTCGTATGAGAGGTATGAAAAACAAACGTACCAGCAAAAAAACTGCTAGTGATCCTAATAGCAGAATCAATAAGTCCCTTAGAGCTTGGAATTGCTGATATGAAAAGCTTCAATCAATTTCTTTCAGAAAACGTTACTATTAATGGTGACTTCAATGGAACTTTAAACATTGGTGGTCAACAAGAACCACAACAAGTTGGTGAGGAATTTATTGCCGATCTTGTTTGGAGAGGGCAGTTTTATAGAATGGAGATGACATCTAAAGATGGTATTCCATCAAAAGAAAAATTAGCAGAACATCTTCAAGCTGAATATCCTGGCGTTATTATACAACAAATTTATCCTGTACATCATCAGGAAAGTTCTATCAATATTAAAGATTCTAAAAGATATCATTACGCAAAATTAGATTGGGTTTAATTCATGGCTCAGTGGAATAAGAAAACACAGGACTTCTTAGATCAAGAAAGATCTTTATTTGAAGTTTTTAATATTGCAGATCACTGGGGAAACCAGACAGATTGGAGACCTCAATTTTCTAATAACAACAGATTCAAAATATCTCCATATCAAACAGTATTCTTCAATACCTTTCAGTATGGCAAAGAGACTGATGTATGGGATGAAAGAGTAGTTGGAGTAGGAACTGCAACATTTAATGCAAATGCCAGTAATGTTATAATGCAAGTTGGTTCTACTGCTGGTAGTAAAATCGTTCGTCAAACCAAGAATGTAATGAGATACATTCCTGGTAGAGGTGCAACTCTTGCATTTGCAATTCGTCTTGAACAACCACAAGTAGGTATTCGCAGAAGATTTGGATTGTTTGATGATAATAATGGTATTTTCTTTGAGGATAATGGAGGAACATATTCTTATGTAATTCGCAGTAGTGTAACTGGAATTGTTACAGAAACCAGAGTATACAGAGATGAATGGAATGGTGAAAAGTTTGATGGTAATGGGTGGACTGGAGTAACTGCAGATCCAACAAAACAACAAATGATTTCCATCAATTATGAATGGTATGGTGCAGGTATAATTCAATTTGCTTGGTTGATGAAGAATGAGACTGTTGCATCTCATACTTTTGAGAACTCAAATACTAATCCAGGAGTTTGGTGTTCTACTCCTTTCTTACCTATTAGACTTGAGATAGAAAATGTAACTGGTGTTGCAGGAACTCATTACATCTATCAAGGTTCCAATTCTCTTATTCAGGAAGGAGAACCAGAAAAACTTGGAACTCTTTTGAGCATCTCAAATCCCATCACAGGGACAACGATGCAATCCGCAAACACATTCTATCCAATTATAAGTCTTCGTCTAAAGTCTAGTAATTTAGGTGCGGTAATGCTCTTGAGATCATTACAGGCAGCAACTGATGATAATACGAATGTTTATTGGCAACTTCTACAAAATGCAACACTGACTGGAGGAACTTGGGTAAATCATCCCGATCCAAACTCTTTTATGCAGTATAATATTACTCAAACTGCAGTATCTGGTGGAGACGATCTTTTGAGTGGTTTTGTAATTAATGGCAGTGGTGCGTTAGTTGATCTTGATGTTAGAGCAGCACTTCAGTTAGGTAGAAGTGGCATTGGAACAATTAGTGATACTTATACACTTGTTTGTGCAAGTCCCAATACTAACAAAAAAGCACTTGCGGTTCTAAACTGGATTGAACAAAGGTAATTTTTATGAGTGATAACATTTATCTTGGTAATCCTAATTTAAAAAAGGCTAATACACCTATTGAGTTTACCGCTGAGCAAATTGAAGAGTTTATTAAATGTAAACAAGATCCTGTATATTTTGCACAAAATTATGTCAGAATTGTAAACGTTGATAAAGGTTTAATACCTTTTGATATGTATGCTTTCCAAGAGAAGTTAATTAGAAATTTCCATAATAATAGATTTAATATTTGTAAGATGCCTCGTCAGACTGGTAAGTCTACAACTGTGGTTTCTTATTTGTTACATTATGCAGTTTTTAACGACAATGTTAACATTGGTATTTTAGCAAACAAAGCATCAACTGCAAGAGAGTTATTAGAAAGATTGCAAACAGCGTATGAGAATCTTCCTAAGTGGATGCAGCAAGGCATTATTGCATGGAACCGAGGAAGCCTAACTTTAGAAAATGGCTCCAAAATCATGGCAGCATCTACGTCTAGTTCTGCCGTCCGAGGAATGTCATTCAACATTATCTTCTTGGACGAATTTGCGTTCATTCCAAATCACATTGCTGATGACTTCTTTAGTTCAGTATATCCTACAATTTCATCTGGTACATCAACTAAAGTAATTATTGTTTCTACCCCCAAGGGTATGAATCATTTTTACCGTCTTTGGCATGACGCTGAGCGTGGTAGAAACCAGTATGTAACGACCGAAGTTCACTGGTCAGAAGTCCCTGGTCGTGATGCTGAATGGAAAGAGCAAACTATTGCAAACACATCGAAACAACAGTTCTCTCAAGAATTTGAGTGCGAATTTTTAGGATCTGTTGATACATTAATATCAGCATCAAAGTTAAAGTCTTTGGTATATGAAGATCCGATTAAAACAAATAAGGGATTGGACGTATATCAAGAAGCTATAGAAGGTAATAGTTATATCTTAACTGCGGACGTTGCTAGAGGGGTATCGCACGATTATTCTGCATTTGTTGTTTTTGATATAACAACTTTTCCATATAAGATTGTAGCAAAATATCGAAATAACGAAATCAAACCAATGCTATTTCCAAGCATTATTGAGCAGGTAGCAGTGGCATATAATAAAGCATACGTGTTGATTGAAACCAACGACGTTGGTGATCAGGTTGCTTCAATCCTACAATTTGATCTTGAGTATGATAACCTTCTTATGGTTGCTATGAGAGGTAGAGCTGGTCAGATTGTGGGTCAGGGATTTTCTGGTACAAAATCTCAGTTGGGATTGAAGATGAGTAAGACTGTTAAAAAAGTTGGATGCTCTAATTTAAAAACATTAATTGAAGATGATAAACTAATCTTTTCGGATTATGATGTTATCAGTGAGCTTACCACATTTATCCAAAGAAATCAATCTTTTGAAGCTGAAGAAGGATGTAATGATGACTTAGCAATGTGTTTGGTTATATTTGCATGGTTAGTTGTTCAACCTTATTTCAAGGAGATGACAGACAATGATGTTCGTAAAAGAATTTATGAGGAACAGAAAAACCAAATTGAGCAAGATATGGCTCCATTTGGATTTATTGTGGACGGTTTGGAAGACCTCACAGGTTTTGTAGAAGAGGAAACTGGAGATCGTTGGTTATTTGCTAGTCAAAAAGACCAAAAGGCTTGGGATGATAAATGGCATGTAGACGAGTATGGGGATAAGTCTTACATGTGGGACTATCGGTAAGAAGAAGGAATTTATAAATATTTCATAGAGCAAATGAAGAACTACTAGAGGAATCCAAATGGCTTTAGGTTTAGTTTCACCTGGAATTAAAGTTAGAGAAGTAGATCTAACTGTTGGAAGGATTGATTCCGTAAGTCAATTAACTGGTGCTTTTGTTGGACCTTTTGAAAGAGGTCCTGTGGAGGAAGCCACATTAGTTGAGAGCGAAAAAGATTTAATTAATAAGTTTGGTAAGCCAAGCGAAAATGATAATCAGTACGAATATTGGTATAGTGCATCAAACTATTTAACTTATGGTGGCGTATTGCGTGTAGTCAGAGCTGACGGAGCAAACTTAAACAACGCAAACGCACCAACAGCTGTAGGTCTTGGATCTACAACTGTTAAGATCAAGAACTACGAAGATTATACCACAAACTACTCTTCACCATCAACCTGGCACTGGGCAGCAAAAGATCCAGGTGTTTGGGCAAACGGATTAAAAGTTTGTGTTATTGATGCTTTTGCAGATCAAAGACTTATCGGTGTAAACACTGGCATTTCTACAGCAACCACTGCTATTACTGTTGGTGTTGCAACAACTGCAGGAACCTTTAGCGAAGCATATGATGTTAGCGTTGGTGTTGACACCACTGGATTACTTGTTAATGATGCAGTTTCAGGAACTTATATCGGTGCAGGGACCACAATTCTTGCAATCGGTGTTGGTACTGTATATCTTTCAGTTCCTTCTTCCGCAGTAGGGGCTGCTACTACTGATTTAACGTTTAGTAGAACCACCACAACTACTCAATTATATTCAGCGGTAACAGTTGGAGCTGCTGTAACGCAAATTGGTACATTTGCAGTTGCTGGTGTAGGAACTACAACCGCATTTACTGGTTTTGTAAAAGGCATTGTTACTGGTATCGGCAACACTCACATTGATGTTAAAATTACCAGTGTTGTTAACAGCACAACTCAAGTAGAAACTGCAGTAACTTATACTCCAGATCTTTATGCATTTAATGCAACTACCGTTAATGGATTCATTGGAATTGGTACAACTGGAACAAGTACTGCCACTGCTCTTGATTGGTACAACCAGCAAAGTCTTGGATTAGTAAATTCAACTGTTTACTGGAATTCGATTGCTCCTAAGCCAGGAACTTCAACCTACGCTAATAGCAGAAGCGCCAAGAACGACGAAATTCATGTTGTCGTTGTTGATGATAGTGGTTCGGTAACTGGAATTGCTGGAAATATCCTTGAGAAGCACATTGGTTTATCTAAGGCATCTGATGCTCAGCTTTCCCCAAGCCAGAACATCTACTACAAGGATTATATTGCACTAAGTTCAGGATACATTTATGCTGGTGCTGATTCTGCAGGTTCTGCAACTGGTTTTGGTGGCACTACTGGTGGTGCTTGGGGTCAGAAGGCACAAGGAGTAACATTCAATGCTGCTGGAGCTAAGAGCTATACTCTCCTCGGCGGTAACACCTACGGTACTTCTGGTATCTCCTCTGCTTATACAGATCCAAGATACTCAGTCACCCTTGGTGATTTAATGAATGGATATAGAATCTTTGAGACTGTTAAGGAATATCCAGTAAACTACCTAATCATGGGTCCTGGTTTCTCGGATAAGCTTACCACTCAAGCCAAGGCAAATCAACTTATCAACATTGCCGAACTTAGAAAGGACTGTGTTGCTGTTATTTCTCCACACAGATCTGCAGTTGTTGATGTAGCTGATTCTGGCACTCAAACTAACAATATTATTAACTTCTATGATGCAATCACTTCTTCGTCTTATGGTATTTTTGATAGTGGTTACAAGTATCAGTACGACAGATTTGCAAATAAGTTTAGATATATTCCTCTAAACGCTGATGTTGCAGGTTGCCTTTGTAGAACGGTAATTACCGACTATCCTTGGTTCTCACCTGCTGGTTCTAGAAGAGGTGTTATTAACAACGCTGTTAAGCTTGCATATAACCCAACTCAAGCACAAAGAGATCTTCTCTATGTCAAGAGAATCAATCCAGTCATCTTCTCTCCTGGATCTGGTATTATCCTTTTTGGAGATAAAACTGGTCTATCATATGCATCTGCATTTGATAGAATCAACGTTAGAATGCTATTCCTAACCATTGAGGCTGCAATTGAAAGAGCTGCTAGAACTCAACTCTTTGAATTCAACGATGAGATCACAAGATCAAACTTTGTGAATATTGTTGAGCCATACCTCCGTGATGTAGTTGCCAAGAGAGGAATCATTGATTATAGACTGATTTGTGATGAGACAAACAATACTCCTGATATTATTGATGCTAATGAGTTCAGAGCTGATATTTTTGTAAAACCTGCTCGTAGCATTAATTACATCGGACTTACCTTCGTTGCTACCAGAACTGGTATCAGCTTTGAAGAAGTAGTTGGAAGAGTTTGATTTAAATAATAGTACAACAACGGAGTTAAAGAACAATGCCTTCGATTCAACAAATCCCAAATTCAGGATCTGACGGAAGATTTCTAGATAACTTCAAGGGAAGACTAGCAGGTGGTGGTGTTCGCCCAAATCTATTTGAGGTTGAAATTCCTTTTCCAGCAGCAGCTCTTCCTAATGGAGTTAATGAGTCCCAGATCAACGACAAGGTTAGATTCCTTGTAAAAGCTGCCTCATTACCAGCTTCAACGATTACCCCAATCCCAGTTCCTTTCAGAGGTAGAACTCTTCAAATTGCTGGAGACAGAACCTTTGAACCATGGTCAGTAACAGTTATTAATGACACAGACTTTGCTCTTAGAAATTCTTTTGAGCGTTGGATGAACTTCATCAACAGAGTTTCTGATAACTCGGGTCAAATTGATCCTTCAGCTTATCAAGTTGATGGTAAAGTTTATCAGTTAGGTAGAGCACCTACAACCGCTGCTACTGCAAGTGCTCAGAATATCCCCGTTCTGAGATACTACAATTTCCATGGCATTTTCCCATCTTCAGTTTCAGCTATTGCATTGTCATATGATGCAAACAGCCAGATTGAAGAATTCCAAGTTGACTTCCAAGTTCAATGGTGGGAAGCATATAATGGTTCAAACGGCGTTGAAGTAAGATAATAAATAGTTAAAAGTTACTTCAAAACGTAATGGCTCTGTTTGGTTTTTCAATTGATGACGGTTATAAAAAGCCTAAGAAGCAAGTATCCCCCGTTCCTCCTAATAATGAGGACGGGGTTGACTACTACATTTCTTCAGGCTTTTATGGTCAATATGTAGATATTGAAGGTGTATATAAAACCGAGTATGATTTGATTAAAAGATATCGTGAAATGGCTTTGCATCCTGAAGCAGACAAAGCTATTGAAGATGTTGTAAACGAAGCTATTGTATCAGACTTAAATGATTCTCCTGTAGAAATTGAATTATCAAACTTGAATGTAGACGATAATATTAAAAATATCATTCGTGATGAGTTCAAGTACATCAAAGAATTGATGGACTTTGATAAAAAAGCTCATGAAATTTTTAGAAATTGGTACGTTGATGGTCGTGTATTTTACCATAAAGTAATTGATCTTGAGAATCCTCAAAATGGTATTCAAGAAATTAGATATATTGATTCACTTAAAATTAAATTTGTAAGAGAATTAAAGAAAAAAGATAACCGTAATATTGTTGACATTCAAAATGTCAACACTCTTTCTAGAGAGATTGGTGTTGAAAAGTTAGACTTTCCCGATATAGAAGAGTATTTTGTTTATACTCCTAAGAGTCAAGGATATTCAACTGGCGCTAGTGGATATGGTAAAGGTGTTAAGTTAGCGAAAGATTCCGTAACTTATATTACTTCGGGTCTTGTTGATCGTAACAAGATGACTGTTTTATCATACTTACATAAAGCAATCAAGTCTCTCAATCAACTTCGTATGATTGAAGATTCTCTGGTTATTTACAGATTGTCTCGTGCTCCAGAGCGTAGAATTTTCTACATCGATGTAGGTAATCTTCCTAAAATCAAGGCGGAACAATATCTTCGTGATGTAATGTCGCGTTATAGAAATAAACTTGTCTATGATGCATCAACTGGTGAAGTTCGTGATGATAAAAAGTTTACCAGTATGATGGAAGATTTCTGGCTACCTCGTAGAGAAGGTGGTCGTGGAACTGAAATCACCACTCTTCCTGGTGGACAGAATCTTGGAGAACTTGCAGATATTGAATACTTCCAAAAGAAACTTTATCGTTCCTTAGGTATTCCTGAATCTAGAATTGCTGCAGACGGTGGATTTAATTTAGGAAGATCTTCTGAAATTCTTAGAGATGAAATCATGTTCTCTAGATTTGTAGGGAGATTGCGTAAAAGATTTAGCAATGTATTCCATGATCTACTAAAGACTCAATTAGTTCTTAAAAATATCATCACTCCACAAGATTGGGAATGGATGAGTGATCACATTCAATATGATTATGTTTACGACAATCATTTTGCTGAACTAAAAGAAACAGAATTAATGAATGAAAGAATTTCTCTTCTTCAGCAAGTAGAGCCTTATGTTGGAAAATATTATTCTAATGAGTATGTAAGAAGAAAGATCTTACGCCAGACCGAAGAGGAAATGATCGAAATTGATTTCCAAATTGCGGATGAACTTAACACAGGTATTATTCCACCACCTACTCAACCAACCGATCTTGAAACTGGAATGCCAACTGATTATGTTCAAAAAACAGGTCAGGATCTTATTAAGAAAACTCAAAAGCAAAATGCAAAAGATCTTGAGATTGGGTTAGGGAAACCTGTTAAAGATCCGCAACCTAGTGAAAAAGCAGCAAACGTAAAAGCACCAGAAGCGGACAAAGTAGATACTAAGAAAACCAACAAACTATAAATAATATAAGATTTTATAAGTAATTTCATGGAAACAAATGATTTTATTGGGATGGTGATGTCCGACGCACCAGCTGCGGAACTTACTGATGCAATCAAGCAACTGCTTTATCAAAAAAGCGTTTCAATGATTGATGAGTTAAAGCCTGTCATTGGTGCTCAAATGTTTGACCCAACTATGGAAACCGAGGATCAAGATGTATAGGTTAAAGGTAAAAGGTAATGAGGCTAATTTAGCCACAGGAATTGGTAATAGCACTACTGTTGGAAGTGCAACTCTCGTTAGAGTTGTTAATGCTTCTGGTGGTTCTGTTGTAGTTGTAATAAGAAATTCTACATATTCTGGAATTGGTTCTATTACAATGCTAAACAACACTTCCGAAGTTATTGAAAAAACAGCTAGTGATTTAATTCATGTTTTAGGTGGTACGGTTCAAGTTGCAAAAGTAGGATTTACCCAGTAAAACAATGAAACTAATTACAGAGCAAATCGAGAATATTCAAGTTCTCACCGAAGAAAAGAATGGTAAAACCAGTCTTTATATTACAGGGCCTTTTCTTCAAGCAGAAATTACAAACCGCAATGGTCGTTGCTATCCCTTCCCAATTCTTGAGAGAGAAGTTGCAAAGTATACCCAAAAGTATATTAAAGAAGGAAGAGCACTTGGAGAACTTGGTCATCCCGATGGGCCAACGGTAAATTTAGATCGTGCATCACACATGATCACAAGTCTAAAAGCAGAAGGAAATAATTTTATTGGTAAAGCAAAAATCCTCGACACTCCAATGGGTAACATTGCTAAGTCACTTCTTGATGAAGGAGTGAAGCTTGGTGTTTCTTCAAGAGGTATTGGATCTCTTGTTGAGCGTAATGGTATCAAGTATGTTGGTGATGATTTTATGCTTTCAACTGCTGCTGATATTGTAGCAGATCCTTCCGCACCTGATGCATTTGTTCAAGGTATTATGGAAGGTAAGGAGTGGATTTGGAATAATGGAGTTTTAGCTGAAAAAACTTTACAGCAAATTAATTCATTAACACCAACAATCGATAAAAAAATCCGCGAAGAGCGTCTTCTCAAAGTATTCAATGAGTACTTGAGAAATCTATAATTTATAAATAAATATTAGAATAAAGATAATCAATTTTATTCGGAGAGTACAATGTCTGCTGGTAATTTACAAGAAATGGAATTAACGTCACAAGCCAAGCAATCAAAGACTGCGGTTAATGCTGGTGCTAAGCCTGCTGAACCAATGCCCTCAAATGGAGAATTTGTTGCTGGTGTTCCTGGGCAATCAATCACCGACTTAGGTGGCCCAACCCCTTTCAACTATCGTTCAACTGACGATTCTTCTAAATTAGCTACTCAAAACGTGAAAACCGTTAGAGATGTAGTTAATGCTAAAGCAGCTAGAGCTGAAGAAGTTGAAGTTGAAGAAGATCAAGAAGTTGTTTCTGAAGAAGAAGCTCTTGAGCAAGAAGAAGTTGCTGCGGAAGAAACTGTAGAAGAAGAAGCTGAAGAAGAAGCAGAACTTGAGTTTAACGTTGAAGAGGATGTGAAAGCCATTTTTGGTGACGAAGATCTCTCCGAAGAATTTAAGGAAAGAGCAGCTCTTGTTTTTGAAGCTGCACTAAGATCAAAAGTAGATGAAGCTGCTGAAATTATTCAGAAGCGTTATGAAGCTGCTCTTGAGGAAAATGTTGCTGCTATTGAAGCACAATTAACCGAAAGAGTAGACTCATACCTTGAGTATGTTGCTGGTGAATGGCTTGAGGAGAATGCTCTTCAAGTTGAGACTGGCATCAAGGCTCAACTTGCGGAGTCATTCATGACAAACCTCAAGGGTCTTTTTGAAGAACATTATGTATCAATCCCTGAAGATAAATACAATGTGCTTGAGAGCATGGTCGCAAAACTTGATGACATGGAATCAAGACTCAACGAGCAAATCGAAAGAAATATTCAGTTAAACCAAAGACTTAGCGAATCCGTATCAGATGGAATTCTCTATGATGTCTCAAGAGGTCTCGCTGAGACCCAGAAGAGCAAGCTCGCAAGTCTGGCTGAAAGTGTTGAGTTCGTAAGTGAAGAAGACTATC